AATCGGAAGATCTGCGCCTCGAGCTCGTCACCGTCTCCGTGGGCTTCGATGACATGCTCGACGTGACGCTGGCGGCGAATCACCCGCACGTCGACCCGCTGATCGTCGTCACCAGCCACGACGACAAGAAGACGCACGCGGTGTGCCATAAGCACGGCGCCACCTGTGTGCAAACCGATTTGTTTTCGAAGAACGGCCGTAAGTTCAACAAAGGCGCCGCCATCAACGCCGGCTTCAACTACTTCCAGTATTTCGGGTGGCGGCTGCATATGGACGCCGACATCATGCTCCCGGATAATTTCCGGCGCCTGCTGTTCAATTCGCACGCGCTGTCGACGGATACGCTCTACGGCGCTGACCGGGTCGACGTGATAGGGCGCGCGGAGATTGACGCGATTCACTGTGCGAGCCCGCAGCATCGGCACAAGGTGCTCATCGAGTCGCAGCAGCCGCGGAAGATTGGCGCCAGGTTCCTGTGTCCGCTGAACGGATACCTACCGTTGGGTTATTTCCAGCTGTGGCACGCGAAGTCGCAGAAGGCGTATCCCTACAGCTTGGGGACGGCGGCTCACGATGACACGATGTACGCCGCGCTCTGGCCGCGAAGCCGCCGGCATATTCTCCAGGGCGTGCTCGTGTATCACATCTTGGAGCGGCCGAGTCTGTGGGGTCAGAACTGGGAGGGCCGGAAACATCCGCGACTCGGGAGCACGAAACAGAAGTGAGCCGGTACGCTCGAAGGGTCGACCGAAACCAGCCCGAGATTGTCCAGACCCTACGAGCCTGTGGCTGGTTCTGGTTCGCGCTCTCCAATGCCGGCCGTGGCGCGCCAGACGGCATCGCGACAAAGGCCGGACGGTTGCGGCTGGTCGAAATCAAAGACGGCGAACGCAAGCCAAGCGAGCAGAGGTTGACGAAGGCTGAAGCGGATGTCCACGCCGCGTTCAAAGCCTCCGGGGTGCCGATTGTGATTCTGCGCAGTGTCGATGATGCGCTGGCGCTCAGGTGAGCTGGCAGCACGATCCAGACTGCACCAAAAGGGGCGCGGTGACGCACAATCGTCGGTTCGGTCTTGCTTCGCATGAGTCGGCCGTGTAGGCTTCCGACTTCCAAAATTCCGAACCTTCAGGGGTTTCCCATGCGGCGGCATCTGCGTCTCGTCTCGTCTCTCGCCACGCTCAGCCTGTCCAACACTCCCACGGCAGACGGCCCGATCCCATCACCTATCGTCGCCGAATGCGTCGAGGTGGCGATGCTGGCTGCGCAGTTATCGGTGCAGGAGCGTCGAGACTTGCTGGCGTTGGCGGCTTGTACCGTCCGAACAGCGTTACGTCGGTCCAGTGCGTCACCTGGCGAATCTCGTCGGGCGTGAGCTTGCGCAGTTGCGCGAGCAGTTCCACCTCGGCCGGCGTCACCCCGACAAGGTAGTCGGCGAGCAGCATCAGGTGGTCCCGCACGGGCGCTGGCAGCATGCGCATCGCTGAGACCACGCGGCGTTCGCTTGGACTGAGTTCGTAGCCATCGTCGTCACTGACCCGGATCAGGTCGGATGGCGGGATGTTCAGGAACGAGGCGGCGCGGTCAATCTCGTCGAGGCTTAGGGCGAAGCGTCCGGCGAGTAAGTTGGACACCCACTGGTCTTTGTGGCCCATCCATTCCCCGAAGGCGCGACCCGTCTGACCACGCTTCTCCAGCAACCATTTTATGCGCTGGCGAACGCGCGACCGGGCGTCGGTAGGCATTGTCGAATGCTCGCTTGTACCACGATCCCACAAGCCGTGTAAATCACTGAGGCGGCGGCTCAGCATAGTGGGTTTTGCCGCTAAATCCGCGATTATCTGGTTCGGGTGCATTTGGCCTTGACAGATTCACAAATCGGATAAACAATCACTCCCGTTGCCCCGAACAGGAGAACATGCCTAAGCACACATCACCCGAACCGCGCTCCCTGCAAGAGTGGATGGAGCGCAACAACGTCACGTCGCGCCGCCTCTTGGAACTGGTCAAGGCGGAGACCGGCCACGTCATTTCTGAGTCGATGCTGTCGTTCATTTTGCGCGGCTCGCGTCGGTGCTCGCGGTTCAATGCCTTTGCCATCCACATGGTGACGAAAGTACCAATGGACGCGCTGACCGAATGGCCGCGTGTCTCGGAGGTGGATAAGGCTTCGGGTAAAGGACAGAACCATGCCGCGTGATACCTGTTTACAAAGTCCAGAGTCGTATAATACACGTTCTGGTTTGTATACCAACACGGTAAACAGTGTTGTGTATTCAGACAGCGACCAAGCGCGGTTCCACGCCAAATACCACCGCCGCGGCGACCACGAATGCTGGCCGTGGCTGAGCAACAAGCAGACGAACGGCTACGGCACGCTGTTCGTTCAGGGGAAGCCTCGTAAGGCGCACCGCATCGCATGGGAGTTAGCGAACGGCCAGCCGGTGCCGGACGGCCTGTGCGTCTGCCATCGCTGCGATCAGCGGGACTGCGTCAATCCTCAGCATCTCTTCGCCGGCTCCCACAAGGAAAACATGGAGGACGCGGCCTCCAAGCACAGGCTGTCGACCCCGCGGTCATCGCGCCACAAGGTCACTGACGAGCAGTGCGCTCGGATGTGCGAGTTGGTCGCGTCCGGCTGCAAGCAAATCGACGTGGCGCAAGTGTATGGCGTCACCAAGGGCTTTGTCTCGCTGCTCGTGAAGGGCAAGCGGCGGCAGTACCGGAAAGCGTCATGACTGACCGTCCCACCGTCACCATTTACCAGGCGTGCGAGCTCGTCGGCGTCAAGCGTCGCACCATCCACAACTGGATCGCGGCCGGCAAGGTCGAGTACGTCAAGACCGCTGGCGGCCGGATTCGCATCTATCGCGACAGCCTCTTTCGACCGGGCAACGTCGAGGTGTCGCGATGAGCCCCACCATCAAGACACTCATCGCGGCCAAGCAACGTCCGGACACCTCGAAGGAGATCGCGGAACGTATCCGTCGCATCGCGGCGGGCCGGTGGGCACACGAAGAGACGATGGCGAAGTTCGGAGCCATCACGGCTGACAACATCCGCGAGGCGCTCGACTTCCAAGCCAAGCGCATGGCCGAACTTGAAGCCGGGGGCGACTGACATGGTCATCACGATTTGTCTCGGTCTGGTGTGCGTATGGGCCGGGTCGTTTGCCGTCGATCTGGCTGAGGCTGCAAGCCGCGACGAGCGAGCAGCGCAAGCCAAAGCGCGTGCGAATACGTCCCCGGCACGGGCGGCCACACCTTCAGCGTCCATTCAGGATCGTCGTCTACATCGGAGGTAAGCGGTGCATTACTCACTTTTCTCGCCCCTCGTCAAATCGGTCAATCGCGACCTGCATCTCTCTGATGGCGTCAATCAGGCGCGGGCGCACGCCGACATGGGGGACATCGGGTTTCGCGGGCAGTGGGCGCACTACTGCCTCTGTGGCGCGTTCTGGTTTGAGTATCCCGGCGGGACCACGGGTTGCCCGGTGGCGAACGTGGAAGCGGAGTATGCGGCCGCGCTCGCGCTGATGCGGTCGGAGTGGGACGCGGCTGTCGCGCGGTGCTTGGCTAACGCGGAACGTGAGCGGGCGTCGTTTGAGATGGAGTTGACCGCGGCGCGGTCTGCGTAACGGTTGAGCCATGCCGCGCAGTGTGCCGTTGCATCTCGTTCCCCCGCCAGTCAAGAGAATTGACGAGTCAGGGAAAACCCGTACCGCCGAACCGCATCTCCCGGAGATGAGCCTGGAAACCGCGAAGGCGCAGATTGGGCAGGCTGGGGAGAAAGCCATCGGCGGGCGCGCGCGCAAGGAATTCGGCGACCCGGCGCAGGTCACGCGGTTTTGCCAGGGCGAAGTGTCCAGCGTGCTCGCGCGCATCTGGCAGCGGCCGGAAACCCGCGGGCAGTGGATTGAGGAATTGGCGCGGTCCAGCGGGCTCTATGACGTGAACACGCGAATGATTCGGGAACGACGCAAGACCGGCGAATAGAAAAGGCCGCGGTGCAAGCGCGGCCCCACCACCAGCGCATTGGAGGCGCTAGCAGATGGCTCAGGCTAACACAGTGGTCAAGGAATTGAGAACGGTCGACGAAACCGCGGTGGCGCCGGTCGTCCTGCCCGATGCTGGCGTCTCGATGTTCGAACGCCTGGCGCGTGACCCGAACTGCGACCCCGACAAGCTCGAGCGCCTGATGGCGCTCTATGAGCGCGCCGAGACGATGCGCGCGGAAGCGGCGTTCAACGACGCGATGTCGGCCGCGCAGGAAGCCCTGCGCCCGGTCGCCGCGGATGCCGAGAACCCGCAGACGCGCAGCCGCTACGCGTCCTACACCGCGCTTGACCGGGCAGTGCGACCGATCTACACGAAGCACGGTTTCGCGCTGTCGTTCGACACGGCTGACAGCCCGCTGGACGGGCACATCCGCATCGCGTGCTACGTGACGCGGTCGGGCCTGAAGCGGACCTATCACGTCGACATGCCGGCCGATGGCAAGGGCGCGAAGGGCGGCGACGTGATGACCAAGACGCACGCGGCCGGCGCGGCGCTCTCCTACGGGCAGCGGTATCTGCTCAAGCTCATTTTCAACATCGCGGTCGGCGAGGACCGGGACGGCAACGCGCCAGGCAACGTGCCGCAGGCAACCACTAGCCAGAACACCGGCACGCCGCCGGAGGGATTCGAGCAGCAGTGGCTCGATCTTGAAGTGCTCGCCGCTGAGGGTTGGCCGCGCGTCGAGTCGGCCTGGGCGGCGTGCAACGGTGCCTTCAAGAACTTCGTGTCGAAGCATCGCAAGGAGCAGTGGAACGCGCTGAAGGCGAAGGCGCTGGCGGTGAAATCGCGATGACGCCCTACACCGTCATCGAATGCGCGCAGCGGTCGGCCGAGTGGTATGCGGCGCGCCGCGGTCGGCTCACAGGTTCCGCAGCAGCTGCCGCTATCTCGTTCAAGGTCAAGGGCGGCGAGACGGCCAAGCGTGCGGAGCTCCGCGCACGGCTCGTCTGCGAACGGCTGACCGGTCGCGCGCTCGACGATGACACGTTCGTCACGCGGGCGCTTCAGCGCGGCATCGACAAGGAAGGTGATGCCGCTATCGCCTACGAGGCCGAAACCGGCCTGATGGTGCGCTGGTCCGGCTTCCTGTCCCATAACAGCCTGATGGTCGGCTGTTCGCTCGACGGGCACGTCGGCGACCCGCTCGTCGGCATTGTCGAAATCAAGTGCCCTGACTCCACGACGCATCTCGGCTACCTGCAAAGCGGTGGGGTGCCGGACGACTACCTGCCGCAAGCGACGCACAACCTGTGGGTGTCCGGCGCGGAGTGGTTGGATTTCGTCAGCTTCGATGACCGGTTCCTCGACGAGAACTTGCAGTTGTTCCGGGTCCGCATCACGCGCGAGGAGGTCGACATCGCCGGCTACGCGGAGAAAGCGGAAGCGTTCCTCCGCGACGTGGACTTCGCCTGCGCGCATGTGCAGCCGAAGCCATTGATCGAGACGCTGCGTGAAGCCGTGGCCCTACATGAAGCCGCGAGGGCGTTGTGACCAGCATGGACGCGCTCTATTTCGGCATCGAGTGCGACGGGTTGCTGCGCTGCATCCAGACCGCGCTCGAGACACCAGCCCGCAACGACTGCCACGACGGGCAGCGCGCGTACTACGGCGATGTAGACGGCCGGGCCGCCTGGCAGGCGCGCCACGTCTACCGCGAGGCCGCCAAATTGGGACTCATCGAGCGACGTCAGGACGTGGCGGCATGAGCGATACCCAGCGCGCGGGCTGGCAGTATGCCGGTTCCTTCTGCGCCACCTGTGACCGGGAGATCGAAGAGGCCGACGTCGTCAACGTCGACCCTGACGGCGACAGCACGGGTGATGGGGGCTGGATAGACCTGACGGTCGTGAAGCACGTCGAGTGTCCCGAGGACGAGGAGTGAATCCAGAGGCCACCTTCTACGGGCGCGTCGACATCCAGGGTCGGCTGCGGATGGAGCGCGTCGAGCGCATCCGTCACGACGCCCGCATTGTGGCCCTGACCGGCAAGGACGTCGTCGTCACCATCCGCGACGCCAAGGCGACCCGCAGCGAGCGCGCCAATGCCTATCTCTGGTCGACCGTCTACAAGCTCATGGCGCTCGAGCAGTGCGGGAAAGACAGCGAAGAGGCGAAGTCGGCGATTCACGACGCGATGTGCGAGCGGTTCCTGACGAACCAGCGGCGCCAGGTGGAGTTCTTTAACCGGCTCACGGGTGAAGTGCTGACGGTCGACACGGACCCGCGGCGCTCGTCGAAGCTGGCCGGCGACGCGTTCTTCGATTTCGTCGAGGACGTGCGCGAGTTCGCACGGACGTGGATGCAGGTCGAGACACCGGACCCTGATCCGGACTACTGGCGGAAACGCGCGGAGGTTGCGTGATGGACATTATCGACATCGGCTATTCCCTGCTCCTGATCGGCATCGCGGCGGCGGTGATGGCGGGCGGCGCATGGCTCGACCATCGGTCACGGTCGAAGCGCAGGGCTGACTGGTCGAGCGAATCGAACGGAAGGGCGCAGCGATGAGGCGTCTGCTGTCCTGGCGTCCGCGCTGGTGGCGCTTCCAGCCTGTCGTGGTGACGTGGAAGGCACTGCATCAGCAGCCGGTGATCCGGTGATGGATGGACTCACTGATTTGATTGGCGGCATGGTGATAACCGTGGCCGCGGTCGCCTTCGCGGCTGGCGTGGCGACCGTTGGTGTTGGCTGGCTGCTGTGGCACTACGTGCTGTCGCATCTCTCGGTCGGCTGGGCGTAGTGGTGCATCAGACGTTCTTCAAGCACGACATGCCCACCCGTGCGCGCGTCAAGCGGCGCGCGTCGAAGGCTGAAGCCGTCATCAAGAAGCACGTCAGGGCCGAGTGCGTCGAGCGGGACGGAGCCTGTCGCATTGGTGACTGGGAAATGAACCCTGACGATCTACACGATGACGACCTAGAACACGACCCGTGTGACGGACGGTCGGAGTGGGCGCATCTCGGAGAGAAGAAGCGGTTTAAGACGCGCGGACAAGCTCCGGATGTTCGGCACACGACCGCTGGAAGCCTGATGCTGTGCCGCCACCATCACGGGCGATACGACGCCGGCAAGTTGGCGATCACTGGGTCAGCGGATGGAGTGCTCGAATTCTGGATAAAGGAAAAGGTCGCCTGATGGCTGACGACTACGAAGTGCTCTTCGACGGGACCGCGGCCACCAGATACGGCAAGTATCTCTGCGTCGATCCAGACGACCCGAAACAACCGCATCGGTCCTATCGGGCGATGCGTGACTTGTCGGATGCGGAGCGCCAGGAGATTCTCCGCGAGTTGCGCTTCGATACGGTGCGGACTGTCGCGGCCCGGTGGCAGATTCGACCGGCGACCGTGGAGTACATCCGGGACAACATCGCGTGGCTGGCGGGGGAATCGTGAACGCTGTCCAGGGGTCCATCTTCGACGGCTGGCCTGAAGCAGAGCGAGTCATCGAAATCCCGGTCACGTCAGAACGGCTCATCGGGTGGTTCTGTCATCGCAACGCCTACAACTCGACGCACCGCGGACTGCTCGAGATGGAGCTCCGCGCGCTACTGGCCGACCTGGCCGCGCTCGAAAGGGGGAATCGTGACGTGTAGTTATCCAGGCTGCGTTGCCATCGTCGAGGCCGGCGGCGCCTGCCCGGCGCATCGATCCAAACTCGGCAAGGTCTGCGCCGGCTGCCGCGGCAGCGGTCACACCGCGCGGTTCAACGAAGTCACCGGACAGCAGGAATTGGGCGCCTGTGGCCCCTGCTGTGGCACGGGCCGGGCGGATGCGAAGGTTCACCAACCGCGGCGCCGGCCGGACGACGACCCGGTCGACAAGCGCGACCTGATGGGGCTGATGCAGCCGTGAGTCACACCAACGGACAGCACGCCAGATGCCGGCAGTTGGTTCGCGTCCTGAGACTGCGTCGCCTGGTCGGCATGCGCGACACCGTCGATCTTCGGGTGCTGGCGGCCGAACTCAACGTCACGACGCGGACCATCCGACGAGACTTCGCGGCGCTCATCGCAGCCGGCGAGCGGATGCCGGCCTTCTTCAGCGAGTACGACATCACGAGCCACCACGCACCATGAGCCTACCCGCGAATCGCTACGTCAACCTGGCCTGTCGACTTCACGGCGGCATCAGTGACTCAGTTGGCTGTCGATGGTGTCTCGAGCCGGAGCCGCTACCACCGGGCGAGGCGGCAGAGGACGAGATGGGGCCAGAGAGCGCGCTGCAGGCGCTGTACGCCGCCATTGACGGTGTCAGGCCAATGAGGACGCAACACATCGCGGTGCGCGACATTGAGGCGCACAGCAGCGCCAAGGGCGTGGCGTTGTCCTTCTCGTGGAAGGTCGGCCGAACGAAGCATCACGTCACGGTGCGGTTATCTCGCGCGCAGGGCCGAAGCCTGGCGGCGCGGCTGGAAAAGGCGGTCGAGTAATTTGGCGAAAGTGGCGCTGATTGCGCTGGAAAAGAGTATAGGGATGGGCGAAGATACAGGGGTTGATCGGACGGCTGTAACACCGTCCGATCAGCACGCCGAAGCGGTTGGAGGCCGCGACGACATGCCTTCCCCAAAACAGAAGCGTACCACAGGTCCGGCCTTTCAGTTCTACGCGTCCGATTTCCTGGGCGACGACAAAGTTCACCGAATGACGCTGACGGAAGTCGGCGCCTACATCAAGCTCCTGGCCTTCAGTTGGAACCTTGACGGGCTTCCGGTTGACCACGATAAGTTGGCGTCGATGCTCGGCGTTCCGCGCAGCCGATTCGACCGGTTATGGGATGGCGTACTCGGAGAATGTTTTCTAGAGTTGTCCGGCCGGTACAGAAACCCGCGACTAGAGTTGGAGCGCGCGAAGCAAGTTAGTAACTCGCAGCGACAAAGCAACAAGGCTAACTCACGGTGGAATAAGGAACACGGGCATGCCGCGGCAATGCCGCGTGACGGAGCGCGGCAGGCGTCCGGCAATGCTCTCCTATCTCCTATTCCTATTCCTACTCCAAAGAAAGAAAGAAAGCCAACCGTGTCGCGTCACGCGACCACGGCCGAAGTTTTGACCTTTCCGACGAAAGGCGATCCGCAGACGTGGGTGCTCTACGACGGACAGGTGCAGGAGTGGGCTGGGCTGTTCGTTGGGATTGACATTCTCGGCGAGTGCAAGCGGGCGCTGGCGTGGGTCCACGCGAACGGCGGCAAGACCGCGAGCGGAATGCCGGCGTTCCTCGTCCGTTGGCTGAACACGGCGACCGATAAGCCGCGCCTCGCGTCCGTTGCGACGCCTCAGCGTTCACGGCCGCTCGGCGTCCCAAGTTGGCAGGACAACTGCCCACACACGCCGGCCTGCGCGAACGCCAATCATTGCCTCGGCCGCCAGATCGAGGACCGTCAACCGCGGGAGGTCATCCAATGACGCGCCATGTGTCCAGCCCGTTCGCCTGGGTCCGTGTGCGTATGCGCATGCTCTGCAACCGGTGCGAGCGGGAGCTACCGGCCGGAACGTGGATGCGCTCGAGGCGAGGCGACCACCGCGGCATGCACAGCTGCCAGTGGTGCTTGGCAGAGCAGGGCATTCCCTGCCCTGATGGACTGTTCACGTTCAAGAAAGATGAATCGGTCGACGTGCGCGCTCGACAAGCCGGGACCGATGAGTAACACCAAGATGGCCGACTCGATGAATCAGGACGGCGTCGCGAGCGCGGCAGGTCCAGCCCGGCCAGTGTCGGGCGAGATCCGACGTCGAGTCGGCCCTAGTTTCCCAAAGGGGGATGCATGACACCAGACCCGCCACCCATGACCACACCCAGTGCGACCACACGAGCCGAGCATTGGCAAGAGTTGTTTTGGGCGCTGCCACCCGGACCGATGCGCAGCAAGTTACGGTCGATGGAAGTTGAGTTCGGCCGCCTCCTCACCGAGATCCAACAGCTCAGGTCGACCACTGAGGCAGGCGAACCCGTCGTCAGTTGCGCATCGTGCGGCTGCGTTGGTGAACTGACCGTCACCAACGAGGAAGACGTAATCCAGCATCTGCACAAGGGTGAAATACGGGCCGTGGTGCCGGTGTGGACGTGCAATGTCTGCGGAGCGTCATGGACGGGCGATGTTGCCGAGCGCATTCGGGATGCTGCCGTCAAAGCCGCGCCCCTACCTGCTCCTCCCGTCTCCGGTGATCAGGGATGACGACAGCAGACCGCCAGATGTTGACCACGGGTGAATGCGCGCGAGCTCTCGGCGTCTCTCCACAGTTCATCCGCGGCGAGATTCGGGACAAGCGCCTGGCCGCCATCGTCTCAAAGCCTGCGGGCCGCCAGCGCGCCAAATACCGCATCGCGGTGGAGGACTTCGACGCCTACCGCGCGACACATTGGGCAAAAACGGCCTGAAAGGATTTCTCTTGCATTTGATTATCACTGTGATAATCTCTGTCCTGTTAGGTTGGCAATCACGCCACTCCATCAGGAGCGAGAGCAGATGACCACAATGACCACGTCCACCGTTCAGCAGACCATGACCTCGGCCGATGTTGCGACCGCCGCGCAGCGTCAGTATTTCAGCCGCCCGGCCGACCAGAAATTCTCCACCCTGGACGAGCTCTATGCTTCGGTCCAGGCTCGCCGGATGCACGCGCTCGAGCTCGAGAGCGACGTCATCGACCTCCGCGCGTATCAGAGCGACGACCGCGGCGTCGTGTTCAACGTCAAGGGCGAGCAGATGGCCCCCACGCATTGGGCGTTCGGGCAGACCTGCTCGATGATCGGCGCGCCAGCGGCGTATCTCCGCAAGGTCGCGGCGCAGGGCAGCGAAGACCTGGTCGTGAACCTGCTCAACCACGGCATCGCGAAGCGCGAGTCGGCCGGCTTCAAGTTCCTCGCGGTCGACGACCCGGACTCTGGTGACTCCACGCTCTACGCCGCGACCTCGCCGGCTTACGGGCGCATCTGGGACGCTGACGTCGTCGAGTCGGTCAAGACCGTCATCGATGCGCAGGACGGCAAGTTCTACTCCCCGTGGGCCTGGGGTCACGCGCACCGGGCGCTGTTCGCCTCGCATCACGACGTGTTCATGTATTTCATCGACGGCGGGTCGATTGTTGACGGTGGCGGCGAGCGCGACCAGCTGCACCGTGGGATCTACGTGTGGAACAGCGAAGTGGGCGCCTCAACCTTCGGCATCGCGACGTTCCTGTTCCGTGAGACATGCGGCAATTTCCTCGTCTGGGGCGTCGAGAACGTCAAGATTCTGAACATCCGGCACACCAGCGGCGGGCCCGCCAAGTTCGTCAACGAGGCGATCCCGGCGTTGCGTGAGTTCGGCTCGTCGTCGGTGGCGCAGCTGGAAGCTGGCGTCCAGGCCGCCAAGTCGTTCATCCTCCCGGCCGACGATGACGACATCATCAAGTTCGCCGGCAAGAACGGCTTCAACCGCGCCGAAGCGAAGCGCGCTATCAACCAGGCGCGACTCGAGGAAGGGCAGTGCACCACGCTCTGGAACCTCGTGAACGGCTTCACGGCCAGCGCCCGCCTGATGGCGTTCGCAGACGCCAAGGCCGACCTCGAGCTCCGCGCCGGTAAGCTGATGAAGGTCGTCAGCGCGTAGTCACGCAACCACTGGAAGGGGCCGCCACGAGCTCGCACGAGCCACGGGCGGCCCCTTCCGCATCTGATGGGGATTAGCGGTGGGCAACTACATCCTGCGAACGATTGACCCGGCTCTCTGGGCGCGCGTCAAGGCTCGAGCACTGACTGACGGCATGCCTCTGCGCGGTGTCATTCTGAAGCTGCTCGCGCTCTACGCTGATGGGAAGATTGCGATCAACGCCCGTAAGTCGTGACGATGTTCCACGGCCAACGGTAAGCAACGCAGCAAAACTAGATCCCGCAGGAACAAACCTCTTCACACCTGATCGACTGGTCCGTATCCTCGGACTGTCTTTCCACCCATAACCGATGCTAACCGCACGCGAACAAGCGTTCGTGCTCGCCTTTGTGGGCGAAGCTGCAGGAAATCAGGCAAAAGCTGCCGAACTGGCCGGCTACGCCAAAGGCTCCGCGAAGGTCACCGCCTGCCGGCTGATGCAGAAAGCTAACGTCAAGGCGGCAATTGCTAACCGTGCTGCTAACCTCACGCGGCAATCGATTGCGGATGCCGCGGAGCGGCGGGAGATTCTGACGGCTATCGCGCGCAGCAAGGACAGCGAGCATCGCGACGTGGCGAAGGCAATCGACGTCCTGAACAAGATGGACGGGCTGTACATCCAGAAGGTCGAACACTCGGGTAACGTCGACATCGTGCATCGCCTGGCGCAAGGCCGTGCTCGAGTCTCACAGGCCAGACAAGCGCATGCCTGAGGCCGCCGCGCTGACCAGCGACGAACTCCTAGCCGACGAGGTCGCGCAGTATTACGCGGACCCGCTTGGGTTTGTGCTCGCGATGTATCCGTGGGGCGAGCCTGGCGAACTGCAGAACGATACCGGCCCCGATGACGTCCAGCGCGAGTTCCTCGAGCAGTTGGGCGAGCAGGTCAGGGCGCGCGGATTCGACGGCCAGATGCCCGTCAGCGCCATCCGTGAAGTGGTGTCCAGTGGTCACGGTATCGGCAAGTCAACGCTCTGTGGCTGGCTCGTTGACTGGCTGATGAGCACGCGGCCGTATTGCCGCGGCACGATCACCGCCAATAACTTCACGCAACTCGAGACGAAGACCTGGGCCGCCATCAAACGGTGGACAAAGCTCTGCCTGACCGGGCACTGGTTCATCGTGCTCGACACGCTGATGTATCACCGTGAGCACAAGGCGTCATGGTTCTGCGCGCCACAGAGCTCGAAAGAGGAAAACTCAGAATCGTTCGCCGGCCAGCACGCGAAGAACTCGACCAGCTTCTACATCGTGGACGAAGCCTCAGCCGTCGTAGATGCCATCTTCGAAGTCGCGGAAGGTGGCCTAACCGATGGCGAGCCGATGATTTTCCTTTTCGGCAACGCGACGCGGTCGGTGGGGAAGTTCCACCGCGTGTGCTTCGGGTCGGAGCGGGCGCGCTGGCATCAGACCATCGTCGACTCGCGGCGCTCACGGTTCACGAACAAGGAACAGATCGATGAGTGGATCCAAGACTTCGGAGAAGACTCCGATTTCGTCCGCGTGCGCGTGCGCGGCCTGCCACCTCGTGCGTCAGATGCGCAGTTCATCGATTCCGACAGAATCCTTGCCGCCCAAAAGCGAACAGTTGTTGTATTGCCAGATGAACCCCTCCTCGCGGGATGCGACCTGGCTTGGGGCGGCGCCGACGACAACGTCATCCGATTCCGTCGAGGACTCGACGCCCGTTCTATTCCAGCCGTCCGCATCAAAGGCGAGTTCACGCGCGACCCAGCGGTCCTGACAAACCGCCTGGCTGACGTGCTGACGCAGACCTACGACGGCGTCAAGGTGGCGATGTTGTTCCTCGACTCTGCGGGTATCGCCGGCCCGATTGCGGCCCGGCTGCGACAGCTTGGCTTTGCGAACCGCGTGATGGAAGTGAACTTCGGGTCAGACTCACCGGACGCGAAGTGTCGCTACATGCGGGACCACATCTGGAACCAGGGCAAGCAATGGCTGATGACCGGCGCCATCGATTCGTGTCCGCAGTTGGAGGCCGACCTGGCCGGGCCCGGCGTGCGTCACGACAACCGCCAGCGCATCTGGCTCGAGTCGAAGAAGGAGATGAAGGCGCGCGGCGTCGACTCTCCCGATGATGGCGATGCGCTGTTCCTGACGTTTGCGGCGCCCGTGGCCGCGGTAGTGAAAAAGCCGGCGAAGCGTCGGGTTGAGGGTGGCACATGGATGGCGTAGAGCAGACCGACGACGACCAGACGCCGGACGTCGACCCGAATGTCGCCCTGTTGGCGGCCCAGCGGGAAGAGATGGAGTTGTCGGACACGGCGACCGGTGAGCAGCGCAAGCGCGAGATCGCCGACCTCGATTTCGAGCAGGGCAACCACTGGACCGACGAGGACATCAAGAAGCGCAAGCTCCAGCACAAGCCGACATTCGTCATCGACCACATCTCGGGGCAGATTCAGCAGGTCACGAACCAGCCTGTACACCGCATCGTCGTGACGGCTGTCGGGCGGAATGCGGACCCGACGAGCGCAGAGGACTGGCAGGGCTACTGCCGGCGTGTCGAGAACCTGTCGAACGCCGAGGACGTCTACAAGTGGGCGCGCATGCACGCGGCGAAGATGGGCCGCGGTTTCTGGCGCATCCGGCCGGACGTCTTCGCGATGCCGGAGTTCGGCCCTGGCGTGCAGTTGGACGGCTCAATCTTCAATCAAGACCTGCGCATCGAAGCCATCGTCAACCAGCACTCGGTCTACGAAGACCCGCGCTGTCGGATGCTGGACTTCTCCGATCAGCGGTTCTGTAACATCGCTGAGGACATGCAGTGGTCGGAAATCAATCGGCTCTATCCGCGGCGTGACAAGGTCGAGCGGACGGGCGACACGGTGCGCGCGACTGGCGACTGTCCGGCGGAATGGGCGACCGAGAAGACCGGGCGCGTCATCGAGCGGTACTGGATCGACGACGAAGTGCTGTCGTTCTGCATGCTCAAGACCGGCGAAGTCGTCCTGAAGGACGGCAACGCCAAGTATCCGGCCGACTCCATCGCTCGAGAGCACACGTTCCGCGTTCCAAAGGTGAAGTGGCTGAAGTCGATAGCCGGCGTCGAAGTGGTCGAAGGCCCGGTCGGCGTGCCTGGGAAATACATTCCGGTCGTGAAGATTGTCGGCGAGCGCCGCATTGTCGACGGCAAGGAAGACAACCGCGGCATGGTCCGAATGGCGAAAGACCCGGCGCGCCTGCTCGATTTTATGGAAACGCGGTTGGCGCAGGCGGTCGACATCGGCACCATCGATACATGGCTGGTCGCCAGCGAGTCTATCGGCGACAGCACGGACTGGGACGACCTGGCGGCTGGCGGGCGGCCGGCGCGGCTGATGTTCGACGCCGTTGATAAGACGCATCCTGACGGGCCTCGACTCCCGACGCCACAACACGTCTCGGCGGCTCCGGTGGTTGCGCCGATTGTGAACGCGGCCACGCGCGCCTCGATGAACCTGCGGCACGTCCTGGGGATTCCAGACGTCGCGCCGGAAGAGAAGGTGTCCGAACAGAGCGGGCGCGCCATCAACGCACGCCGGCAGCAGCAGCAGGTCGCGACGAGCCACTACGCCGATTCGACCGCGGCCGGTATTCGCCTGACGGGTCGCATCATCATGGCGATGGCTCGAGAAATTCTCGACGTCCCACAGGTCTTGCGCATCATGGGCGCGGACGAAAAGCCGGTGGAACTCGTCGCCTACAAGGGTGGCGATCCACAGCGCGAGCAGATGGCGCAAGAGATGATGCAGGAGCGCCCGGCTGCGGCCGGGCAGAACGGCCAGGCGCAAGCGCAGGCGCAGGCCCGCCGGATGCTACGGGTCGACCTGGGCGAGTTCGATGTGGACGTGACCGCCGGCAAGGGCTACCAGAGCGGTCGACAGGAAACCGTCGACAACCTGACGAACATGATTCAGGCGGCGCCTCAGATTGCCCCGAAAGCCATTCCCGTCATGCTGAAGAACAGCGACTGGCCCGGCGCGATGGAGTTGGCGAAGGCGCTCGAGCCGGACCCTGACGGCGCCACAGTGCCGCGGGAAGAGGCCGAGAAGGCCCAGAAGGTCATCGACATGCTCGTCGAGAAGGTCGACGGGCTCGAGAAGCAAGTGCAGTCCAACGAGCGCGACCTGCAATCGAAGGAGAGCATCGCGCAGCAGGACAACGCCGCCAAGGTGCAAATCGAGCAGATGAAAGCGGATCTCGAGCAGCAGCGCATGGCGTTCGAATTCCAGTTGGAGGAGCGGAAGATTCAAGCGGACATCGACAAGATGAACGCGCAGATCGCCGCCGACATCGAGAAGGCGAACATCAGCGCGCAGGCGGCAGTGGAAACCGCGAGGCTGAAGCCGGAGCCGACGTTCGCACCTGAAGGCGGGGTTGCATGACGAACGAGAGCCGGCGCGACACCATCGCCTACGCGGTGATCATCGCCTCAGTATTTCTCATCTATGTCGCGTTCCTGCTGGCAGCCGCTGGTCCGGATATGTCGTGGAATCTGTGGTGGAGTGGGTATCGATGAGCGTCTGGGCACCGTTCACGCTCAATAGGCAACGGCGCCGGGAGCGCGGCCGCGGCGTGGTCGCGCTGAAGACATTGAAGTGGAAGATTGCGCACCGTCGACCGTTGACGCCCGCCGACGAGCGGTTGATTGCGCGGTGCGGTCCGAACATGCTGGCGTGGCTCGGTATCGAGCCGAAGGCGCAGGCGCTGTGAGGCTGTTGACGCAGTGGGAATACCGGCATGCTGGGAGTCGTATCCCGGCCGGCTGGCGCATGGTTGGTTATCGCCCTGAGACAGCGGAATTGGAAATCGTCCGCGTGTGGTGGGCGCCGTTCGCGGTGACCTGGCGATTGTGGTCGGATGCGTCTCGACGTTACATGCTGAGTGCGCGAAGTAGGGCGCGACTATGAGTCTACCGCCCGCGGCTGAAGCTCTCGTCGCGCAGTTGGTGCAGGCGCTTGGCCTACAGGCGTTACCGCTCGAGTTCTTGGAAGTGCATTTCGACAAAGACGGCGTGGCGCAGAAGGTCAAGCCGAAGCTGTCCTTTGAACGCCGCAAGACGGAGAGGTCGACCACATGATTCGCTACGCGCTGGTGCTCTGTGTGGGGATGCTGATCGGAACCGGGCTCGTCGCCGGCATCATGCGCTGGACGGAGCACGACGTCATTGCCCCGATTGCCGTGACGGAGACGAACGGGGCGTGGACGATTACCGAGGCAACGCCCTGTGTGCCGTTGGAACCTGGGGCGCCTGTGTTGCAGGTTGCAGCCCCCACAATCCAACGCGGTGAAGAGGGTAAAGCCGTCGCGCTCTATCCCGATGGCTGGCTCGGTGGTAGTTCGGATGTTGACATCACCGGCACGGGCGGGTTGTATGCGGACCTGAGCGCCAACAGCTACATCCGGATGGGCGCCGAGACACGCGAGCAGGTCATCGCGTTCCTGCGCACGCTGGAGCCCGGCCTGTTGGCGTCAGTCGGCTACATCGGCGACGATGGCGACTGGCACGCGCTGACCAAACGCGACTTAGCAGGCGACTTTCAGCCGTTCACGGTTCAGGGGCAGACAGGCGATCCCAGCTTCCAGATACCAGTAATGGGCTTGCCGCGCCACGAGCGCGAACCGATGACCGCTGGATTTATCCAGAGCGCCACGACAGGGAGATGCTACGTCGAGTTTTGGCCCAAGCGAACCGCGGAAGAATTGACGCAGGCGGTTATCAGGGACGACAAAGAGGACGTCGAAATAGTGTGTCCGGTGGTGTTACAGCAAAGATAGCTTGACAAGCGCGACAGATAACCCATACTTGACCGCGTAGTTAGACTCGCGCGGCAAGGGCGCGGGGCAACAAATCACAGCCGCTGGCGCAAAGGGCGCAGCCGACAGATGTCGGCGCCGGTTCGACTCCGGAGGTAATCCGGTTCGATTCCGGCGCGGCAAAACAATCCAGCGCATACGCTGGGCCGACTGGCACAACCAAGGCCCGGTGGAACTTCTCTCTTCGGAGGGGCGTTCCGCCGGGCCTTTTCGCGTTTCAGGACATATGAACGAACCGACTGCCACAGTCGAGACACCAGCAGCGTCACGCGAGACGTTTAGCCTGGCGAAATTCCGCGAGTCAGAGACTCGTGAGACTCCTGCTGTACCCGCGGTCGATGACGCGCCAGACCCCGAGGTCGAAGCCGACCCGGAACTGCGCAAAGCCATCGACGAACTCGAGGCACCGAAGCCTGAAGAGACACCGCAGGAGAAGCGTGCGCGCACGCTCAAGCACAAGGCCGCAGCCCGCAAGGGTTTCGAGACGCGCCAGGCGAACAAAGTCATTCGCCTCGAGCGCGAGATTGAAGAGTTACGCCGGGCCCCACAGGCGCCGGCAGGCGGGCCCACAGCGCCCGTTGCAGCGAACCAGCCCGCGGCACGACAGGCTGAGACAGACGCGAGTGACCCCGAACCGACGTTCGAATCCTTCGCCGCCGCGCATCCGGACCACCCCGACGTCTATGCCGGGTTTGTTCGGGCGCAGGCCGCCTGGGACCGCCGAGAGGAGCAGCGCGCGGACAAGCGCACGGCTGACGCCTCAAAGCGAGACGCGACACAGCGCGAGCTCGTGACGCGTTTCGGCGAACACCGGGACGCGGGCAACTCGAGTCATGCGGACTTTGAAACGTCCCTTGGTGCTCTCGGTTCCGCGCTGCGGAACCATCCGGCTGATGAAGTGGTGTTCAAGGCGGTAGGCGCCATCCCCGACAAGGCTGTCGGCGGGGAAGTGCTCTATCGCCTGGGCCGCGACATCGCCGAGACACGCGCGGCCGCCGAACAAGGCGAAATCGCGCTCCTGATGCACATCGGACAGGTCAGAGCCGTCGTCACCGCGGAGGCGAAGGCGAAAGCCGTGCCCACCGCATCACCTGTTGTCACGAACGCGCCGCCACCGCACACACCGGTTGGCGCCGTTACACATGGCACCCCGCAGAATCCTGCGTCGAAGGCCGGCACAAAGCTCTCCCTGCGAGAACTGCGCGCCTTCGAAGCGGCTCACGGGCGCCGGAGATAAGCCGCTATGGCAATGCTGACCAACGACGAGATCACAGCGAAGGCGCTGGACATTCTCGAGTGCGAGTTCGGCCCGGCCGCGCACACCACGCGCGACTATCAAGGGCTGTTCGGCCCCCAGCCGGGGATGTCGAACAAGGGCGCGACGTACCAAATCAGGAAGCCGCCCCTGTACGAGGTCAACGAAGCCTGGGCCGCGTCGTACCAGGGCGTTGACGACGATTACGTTCCGCTGACCATCGACAAGCCGCGCTCCGTCGATGTGCGGATCACGGACGAAGAGTTCCACCTGAACATGACGTCGTTCGAAGACCAGGTGCTGAAGCCGGCAATGTCCGCGCTGGCGCACAAGGTCAATCTCGACGTGATGTCGCTCTACAAGAAGGCGTGGAACTACGTCGGCGTGCCCGAAGTCATCACGTCGGCGACCGCGGATTTCCTGACCGCGGGCGCCATCATGGACGAGAACTGCGCGCCCCGTGACGGCTCGCGGGCCATCTTCCTGCCGCCGGCCGGCATGGCCGCGGCGGTCGAAGCGCAGAAGTCGTTGCAGAACGATCAGAAGAAGATTTCTGACCAGTTCCGCCGCGGCATGATCGCCAAAGACGTTCTGGGCTTCGACTGGCACATGACGCAGGTCGTCCGCAATCACCTGTCCGGTGCGAACACCGGGGCGGGCCTGTGGGACGGCGCGAGCCAGACCGGCGCCTCGCTTCTCTTCGACAGCTTCACGGCCTCATCCGCCGCGTTGAAAGAGGGCGACATCATCGTCACGCCGTACTACGACGTGAACCCGGTCACGAAGGAGCGCACCCGCCGCCGTAACGTCGTCGTGACATCAGATGTCACCTCGGACGCCACTGGCGACGAGACGCCCGTGCCTGTCGCGCCCGCGCTCATCGCGGCCGGCAAGACGCAGAATTTCACCGGCACGCAGTCGGACGCCGATGACCTCCTGCTCTTCAACCACGTCTCGAGCTACGTCAACAAGACGTTCGCGCAGGGCATGGCGTGGCCGAAGCAGGCCATCGCGATTGCGTTCTGCGAGCTCAAGGTGCCGAAGGGTATGGACATCGGCGCGACCAAGACCGATGAAGACCTGGGCATCTCCGTCCGCATGACGCGCACCTGGGATCAGGACTCGTCCTCGTGGAAGGTTCGATTCCAGATTTTCTACGGCCTCGCGGTGCTGCGGCCCGAGTGGCTCGTTCGGATTCTCTCGTAAGCAGGTTCCACCCGTTCGACCGGCTGGCGCGTCTGACGCCAGCCGGAACCATCCATTCAGGAGTGATAGCCATGAGAACGATTCGAAGCCTGATGGTGGCGGTGGGCCTGATTCTGCTCACCGTTCCATCGTTTGCACAGACGACCCTGTCGTCCACCACGCTCGCGGCGGCGGTCACGTCGACCGCGTCGCAAATCAACGTCGCCTCGGCCTCGGGGATCGAAGTCAACGACCGCGTCGCGATTCTCGGCGGTGGTCAGCGCGTCGCCGAGTTCGTGCGCGTGCTTGCCATCAACGGGACGTTCCTCACTGTCTCGAGAGCCGTCGATAGCCGCTCGTTGGCGCACGCCAGCGGCGCCACGGTCTATCACGGACCCGAAGCGCAGTACTACACGAGCGACCCGACGCCTGGGGCAACCTGCACGCAGGCGAGCGAGCTCTACCTGCCGCACATCAACAAGGCGAGTCGGCTGATCACGCAGTGCTCGCCAGCGTCCGTCTGGTATCGGCTCGATCAGACGTTCACGATTTCGTGCCGTGCGCTGCTCATCGCCGACATGGTCGACCAGTCGTGCTGGAACGTTGATGCGAGTTACGTGCTCGTCGGCATCAAAGAGGTTCACAAGACCAAGGAAGCCGGCGGCACGCTCACGCTCATCGCGCGCCGGCAGCAGACCACGGAAGCGCCGGCCTCTGGCGATGCGCTGAATACCGCTCTGGACATGGCGGCGGCGGCCACGGACGAAACCGTGCGCTCGGCGACGTTGACGACCACGGGGTCATTTCTCCTGCTCTCGGCTGGTGAACGGCTCGGGCTGGACTTCACGGACGACACCGCGGGCGAGCTCGCGGGGGTCACGGTGACGTTCGTCCTGGCGCCGCGGTAACTCGCGCAACTGGCGCAGGCCGGAGGTGAGAACAACGGCTCACCTCCGGTTGGTTCCTCACACCCGACACAGGAGCGATCCCGATGGCCGAGTTTCACCCCTATCCGGCTCGTCGCTATCACGCGACGGAGCCGTCTCGTGTTGTGCAGAGCGAAGCCGAAGAGGCGGCGCTTGGTCCCGAATGGGTCGATGACCCGTCGAAGGCGGCCGACCAGCCTGCGGCGCCGCGTGGACTCTTCAAGAAGCGGAAGACCGCGGAGCCGGCCGAATGACGCGCAGACTCCTTCTCACGCTCGCTGCGCTACTCGGCCTGGTCGCGCCTGCTGGCGCACAGACCTATCGCGAGTCACAACCCAAGCTCCTGACATCCACTGACGACCGCGTCTCGCTGGATACGAAGGGCATGGGCACGGCGACCGTGTCGATCACCGGCACGTTTACCGGCACCGTCTCGTTCTACGTCGAAGACGCGTTCGGCGGCCGAAAAGCCGTCAACTGCAACGCGCCGGACTCCTCGACGTCTGTCACTACGGCGACAGCGGTCGGTAGCTTCGGTAGTTGCAACGTGGCCGGCTGGCCGACGTTCAGTGCCGTGTTCTCGACCCCGACGTCAGGCTCACCGCGGGTGGTGCTGGGCGCAGCGGCGACCGGCGGCGGTGGCGGTGGCTCGCTTGGCGAAATCACGCTCGGTGACGTCACGGTCGGAGACGTCGGCATCACCAGTATTGCCGCGGGCGATACCAACATCGGCAATGTCGACCTGGCCTCGGCAATCCCGGCCGGTAACAACAACATCGGCGACATCGACATCGCGAGCATCGCCGCCGGCAATAACAACATCGGTGACGTGGACGTAGCGTCCTCAGCCCTGCCGACCGGGGCATCGACCTCGGCGCTGCAAACCACCGGCAATTCATCGCTCTCGAGCATCGACGGAAAAATCACAGCCGTCAACACGGGCGCCGTCGTCATTGCCTCGGGCACGGTGACAGCGGTCACAGCGATCACGAACGCGCTCCCCGCCGGCACGAACGCCATCGGCAAGCTCGCAGCGAACTCTGGCGTGGACATCGGCGATGTGGACGTCACGTCGTCAGCTCTGCCAACGGGCGCGTCTACATCAGCCAAGCAGGACACCGAGATTACCGCGCTACAACTGATTGACAACCCGGTCGGCTCGGCCTCTGGCGGCACCGCTGGCACGTCGTCATTCCTTGCCGGCGGTCAATACAACTCCGGCGGCATCACGCTGACGAACACGCAGCAGGCGGCGCTACAGGTAAACTCCGCGGGCGCGCTGCTGGTGTCCGGCGCGGCCGGCGGCACGAGCGCGTCGGACAATTCCGCGTTTACGACCGGCACGACCTCGTTGACGCCTGGTGGCGGCCTCTACGACTCGACGCCGGATTCCCTGACGGATGGCCGGACGGGCGTCTTTGCGCTGACCATCAAGCGGGCGCTGCACACGTCGCTCTACGACACCACGGGCACATCCGCGTTCGGCACGGCTGGCTCGAGTGCGACGCCTGTCCTGAGTGTGCAAGGCATCGCCAGCGGCACGGCTCTACCTGTCAGCGTCGCGACGATTCCGAGTCACGCAGTGACGAACGCCGGCACGTTCGCGGTACAGGAGAGCGGCGCGGCGCTAACCGCCTTGCAGTTGATCGACAACCTGCCGAACACCATCGGCAGCACGACCTCGGGGCAGTATGGCGCGCTCGTGCAGGGTGCGGTGACGACCGCGGCGCCGACCTATTCGAATACGCAGACGCATCCGCTGTCGCTGACCACCGCGGGCTCCTTGCGCGTGGACGTGATGAACGGCGCCGCCGGGGGCACGGCCCTCGCGGATAACGGGACGTTCACAACGAGCTCGACGAACATGACGCCCGCGGGCGGGTTCTATGAGGCGTCGCCGACCACCTGCACCACCGGCAAGGCGTGCGCGATCGGGCTGACGACGAACCGCGAGCAGAAAGTGGCGCTCTACGCGGGCGGAACCGCGCTGACGCAGGATACCGGCGGCACGCACGATACGACGCTGGGCACGATTACCAGTATCACGGGCGGGGTGTGGGGCGGCTACGCGAATTCATCGGCTCCGACGAACGTCACGGCTGGCGATTGGACGGTCGGATGGTTCGACCTGGCCGGCCGTACGCACGTCACGGGCGATGCCTCGATGGCGCAGTTGCTGGTCGGCGACGGGTCTGGTTCGTTCAACACGATTGTTGACTCCGGCACGATCACGACTGTCTCGACCGTCACGAACCTGGCGCAGATGGGCGGCGCGGCTATCACGATGGGCGCGGGCGGGACGGGCACGGGCGTGCAGCGGGTCATCGAAGCGAACGACTCGCAGCTTTCGGCTGGCGTCGGTGCGACTGGTGACGCGGCGGCCACGGCCGGCAGCACGGGCAGTGTCACCGCAAAGCTCCGTCTGCTCACGACGCAGATGGACACGAACAACACGGCACTGGCGGCCATTCAGACCGCGGTGCAGTTGATCGACAACGACCAGACCGGCTGGTCGAAGCATGCGGTGACATCGACCGCGTCGACCAACGACACCGTCGTCAGTGCCAGCGCCGGGCGCCTGAGCAGCATCGCGCTCATCAACACCACGGCGACCCTGTATTACCTCCGGCTCTATGACATCGCGTCCGGCGATGCGACCTGCTCGAGCGCCACGGGGTTCTTTGTGTCGCT